GTGGATATGCCGATCCATTGTTCGACGATTGTTCCTTTCTTAACTCGGTGTCTTGGTTTGATACCGAGTAACTCCCTCATCTTTTTCTGGATGGGGATAACTTTATAATCATGTGTGCACTGTCTATATAACATACCAACTTTACCACCAGGACGAGCCGCAAATAATGGTGGATTCGGTACACGTCCGGCGAAAGATTTCCATTCCTCATTAGAACCTTTTATAGGATTTGCTGCACGAATAAGATCCTCTCGTATGTTACTTCTTTCTACTGTGTGTATAGGACATATTGTAATAGCTTTCTTTAAATATTCCACATGTTCATATACAAATGAGGGTTCCCAACCTGTATCAGCAAAGATCATGACGTCTGGCTTGTGCTTTGTTAATCCTTCTTGCGCCATGAGTGCGAGACAGGAAGACTGAACCCCTGCCCCGAGTGATAATACACGCATTGTGGGCTCTCTTTCTTTTCCTTCCTCATCCTTATAGACTGGTTCTTTAGTAGCAGCAACCGCTGCCATATTATTAAGACTCTTTTTAGTAATTTTAGTAGACATTTCTTCCAAAAGTTTACGTCTTTCATATTCCATCTGCTCCGGGTTTATGGCAAAGCCTTGTTTCACGCTACTAGGGCGCTTCTTACCTTGTTCTCTATATCCTGGTTTACTCATTTTGCGTCACCCCAATTTGTTTTAATTTTATAGTCCACTTTAGTGGGAACTTCCATCTTTAAACAATTTTCCATTATATCTTTTATATCTTTTGCCATTATATCAGATTTTACGCTACAATTCAACTCATCATGAACTTGAATTAATGGCGTAACTCCTAGCTTTTCATATATATCCACCATAGCCTTTTTAGTTTGATCAGCAGCAGTGCCCTGAATTAATCTATTTAAAGCCTTATAAGTACCAGCTCTTTTAATAGAACCACCCCATTTAATAGCAGCTGCCGTATGGGCTAGAGCCTTATGGAACACTGGTTGTTTTGTAACAGGGTCCATCTCAAACCAATTAGGTTCCCATAGATTAAACTGACATCTTCTTCCAAGATAAGTTCGTATAGATCCTACTTGATTAGCCCTATGCATTACCGCTTCTAGCATTCCCTGCATAAAAGGAACCTTTTCCCTAAATTGGGTTAGCATTTCTTTAGCTTCTTTTGGGCTAATGTCTAGATCTACTGCTAGTTTTTTATAACCCATTCCATACATAACTCCAAGCCCAATCGTCTTTGCCAATCTTCTAGGTATTCCAGCCATCTCAGCGGTTTGTTTGTGGAAGTCAAGTCCCTTAACAAAAGCAGCTTTAACATCTGTTGCTCCTTCGTTCTTATTTAAAATTGCGAAGTGAGTCAATATTCTAGGCTCCTGTTGGGAATAGTCAGCTGAAAGCCAATCTTCTCCCTCTTCCGGGATAAATATTTTTCTTAACTCTGATCCAAATTCATTTCTTATGGGCATTTGTTGTAAATTAGGAGCATACATGGAAAATCTACCTGTTACAGTGCCCCCTACAAATCCTCCTGCATCCCCTCTTATCTGGTTTATGTGCGCGTGTAATCTTCCTTTGTGAATATATCTTGCAATACCATCAATGAAAGTTCCTTGTAATTTATTTAAAACTCTTGCTTTAGTGATCATTCTTGGCAATTCATGGGAGTGTGTCTCAAGGAATGTTTGTGTGAAGCTTGGAGCACCTAGCTCAGTATGAGGATATTCTATATTAGCACTGTCAAAGGCTGCAGCAACAGAACGAGCGGCCCACACCTGTACATTTAATCCTGTAATGTCTCTTATTCTTCTCAAGTATTGTCTTTCTTTATTAAGTAACTTTCTTTTAAGCCCAAGAGCTCTATCCATGTCTACCCGTACTCCACGTCTAGTCATATTAAAAATAACACGGATAAGACGACATTCTATATCATATACTTTAGTAAGTTCTTCTTTCTCTATCTCTGTTATTAAACGTTCGTGCAAACGCCATGTTAATCTAGCATCTGCTTCTGCATATTCTCCAACAAATTCAGCTGGAAGTTTATACATTTCAGCTTTAGGGTCTACTCCTAGTTCCTCAGCTTTAGCTTTAAGAACTCTTTCGTCTTTAAACCCTCCTAAAAATTCACTAACAATACTATTTAAAGTGTAAGAAAATCTATTTTCATCAAGAAGTGCAGCAGCAATCATAGTATCGTGAATATATCCTTTAACTTCAATACCTAGAACGCTTAACCATCCAATATCATACTGAGCATTGTGAAATACTTTTTGTATAGATTCATCTTCACAAACACTTTTTATATATTTTATGATAGGTTTTTTATCCATATTTCCCCCACCTTCATGTGCTATTGGGTAGTATGCTGTAAAATCACCACTAGATATGGCAATGCCTATTACAGATCCAATTTGTTTAGGCCATCCTGGGCCCATTTTCTTCAGGTCTGTATCACAAGTCTCTAAATCTATTGCCACTACTTTTTTTCCTTTCATGGAAGGAAATTCAGTAGGATGTACCCACTCTGATTTTATTGCATTTTGATTAAATAGATCATACGTCATTCATTTCTCCTGCTATTGCCATGTATGCCGCACCATCGACAAAATCATCTATGTTAAAATCGCCCATGGTGGAGCGCGAAATCTTTAATAAACACATCATGACTGCTACGTCACCCGGCGTTATTTCCTTCATTATTTTTAGTTTGTCATCAAGGAACACACTCCATAAATCGGCTATCTGTGAATGATTTTTAAATGCATCTCCATGGCTAGATTCCCTTTTAGTGCTGACTAACTCAGCAGCTTTCTTTAATATTTCTTCTTTATTCATATTATAAATCCCCCATAGTCTGCTTGTACTATATGTAGAGCTTTTTTTGCACGCGTAACACCTACATAAAAAACTCTGTTTGTATCGTCGGAATTAATTTCCATCTCGTCTCTATTAGCTCTTGACAAATCTGTCATGAGCGCAACATTATCACACTCTCCACCCTTAGCCATGTGTATAGTGCTCAAATTTATTTTTGCATCGGCCCTTAAACCACCATGCTTTTCCATAGACCTTATGTAAGACTTGTCATGATCCCCTACTGTAGTGAAAGCTACATCCCATGGAACACCTGTATTAAGCAATCCATGATGCATTACTAGTTCCTCTACGTTGTATGATTTCCCTTCTTCTAGGGTTTGAAGATTTTTATAACCTCTTGAAACTCCAACTCCACTCTTTAGGTTTGAGTAAATAGCATCCACATCATTATAGGATATATCCTCATCTTCATTCAACCTATTCCATGCTTCTACTCCTCTAAGTAGATCTTCACTAACTGGATGCTTACCATATTTGGTGTAGGGTAGTCCTCTATATCGTAAATCTTCTTCAAAATCATTTAACATGTATTTACATGCCGCAAGTATAAGCCAGTTTCCCTCACTTACGTCCACACTACCAGGATAAGAGTGAAAATTAACATATCCTTTTTCATCACGTGGATTCCATTCTTTTTCTCTTCTATCTTTAATTCTTGTAACTATCTCATGTGCTATTTTGTGAACTTCTACTGGGCATCTATGAGATTGTTTTAAAACACTTTGTTTTCCTTTAAGATTTATAAGGTGTTCTATATCAGCTCCTGCCCACCTAAAAATAGCCTGATCATCGTCGCCGCTTACGTAAACTCTCTTAGCATCCTTCCACATTTTCATGCACATATCCCATTGTAATTTAGTAAGATCTTGTGCTTCATCAACAATAACTACATCTAATGGAGGAGTAGGACCAAATTCTACATACTGTGATAGCATGTCAGTGAAATCACATTTTCCAGTTTGTTGCTTATATTTCTCCAAAGATTGTTGAGCCCATAAAAATTCATGCCATGGATACTCCAAATTAGCTTTGTTATAATAATCATCTAACTCTAATCCTTGCATTCTTGATTTAGTTATATCCTTTAAATATTTATTGTCTGTGGTAATAATACCATTTCCCTCCCAGTCAATGCTTATCCTTTTTAATTCTACACCATAACTATCAGCGAACTCCCTATAGTCTTTTCCATCCATTACTTCTGATTTACTCATGCCAAGCTGTCTTTTACCAAAAGCATGAAGCGTACTGAAGTAAGGAAAATCATTGTCGGTCAGATTAAATTTATCCTTAGCTCTTTCTCGTGCCTCATCTGTTGCTTTATTAGTAAAACTGACAAAAGCAATTCTGTTAGGAGCAGTGCCCTTTTTTAGTTCCCGGTCCACTATCCGCAGTAAATTCTCCGTCTTACCTGTACCTGGAGGCCCTAGTATAATGTTAACTTCTGGCATGCAGTTCCTCATATACTTCCAGTATTCGTTTACAATCATCAGGTGTGATGCTATTTTTTCTGTTATTAAATTCCCATGTACAAAAGACAATATTTTTTTCTTCATAAGGACGTCTTGGATCTACACGATCAATGGATATATTAGTAGGTGTGGTTGGTTTCCGTCCTTCTCCCATTGATCTTTTTGTAGTAAGTTTGATTCCACTATACCTGCAATAGGGACCTTTCATAGTTTTTTTATGGTTGTTCCATAATTCTAAAAGATGATCTCTG